CAGTCCGAGGGAGCGTAAAAAGAAGTAACCGCACAAGGAGCAAACTGTGCAGATCGTAGACAACAAGGCGCTCGTATTCGAGTACTCACAACCAACCCTGATTACCGACAACCTCAGCAACAGCGCCCGCGTAGGTTCTAACAAGGTAGCAGTTAAGTGGGGGCTGCGAGAAGCCCAAGCACTGGTCACCTACGGGGTGCCTGACGTGCCGTCACCCATCTTGCGGGACTATACGTGGACCGGCAAGCTCACGCCGTTTGAACATCAGAAGACCACCGCGTCCTTCCTCACGCTGCACAAGCGCGCGTTCTGCTTCAACGAGCAGGGTACCGGCAAGACAGCCAGCGTCATCTGGGCAGCGGACTACCTCATGAAACGCGGCGAGGTTAGCAGGGTGCTGGTGCTTTGCCCGCTGTCCATCATGAAGTCAGCGTGGCAGCAGGACCTGTTCAAGTTCGCCATGCACCGCTCGTGCGGTATCGCCCATGGTGCAGCCAAGCAGCGCTCTGCTGTTATCAACGCAGGCGCGGAGTTCGTCGTCGTCAACTTCGATGGTTTGGCTATCGTCAAAGACGACGTCATCGCAGGGGGCTTCGACCTTATCGTGGTGGACGAAGCGTCGGCCTACAAGACAGCAACGACCAACCGGTGGAAGGTACTCAACGAAATCCTCAAGGTGACAGACCCACGTCTATGGATGCTTACTGGTACGCCAGCAGCGCAGAGTCCGCTGGATGCGTTCGGTCTCGCCAAGCTAGTCAATCCGGAACGAGCACCAAAGTACTATAGCCACTTCCGTGCCGAGACGATGTACCAAGTCACCAAGTTCAAGTGGACGCCAAAGCCGGACGCCCGCTTCGAGAAGAAAGACTGCCTCGACCTGCCGGAAGTTACACATGTGGAACGCGAAGCGCCGCTGACCCCGCAGCAGTCGAAGTACTATAAGACACTCAAGAACGAGCTGCTCATCGAGGCAGCGGGCGAAGAAGTCAGCGCGGTCAACGCAGCGACCAAGCTCAACAAACTCCTCCAGATCAGCGGGGGTGCCGTCTATTCGGATACTGGAGAAGTCGTAGAGTTCGACGTGTCCAACCGCCTCAACGCCGTGCTGGAGGTCATCGAGGAAGCCAGCCACAAGGTGCTGGTCTTCGTACCCTTCACCCACACCATCGAGCTACTGCGCGCCAGACTGGAGAAGGAAGGCATCAGTGTCGGGGTCATCAACGGCAGTGTGTCGGTCAATAAGCGCAGCGAGCTGGTCGAGCAGTTTCAAACAGCCAAGAACCCGCACGTGCTGGTGATACAACCTCAGGCAGCCAGCCACGGGCTTACGCTTACGGCAGCAGACACAATCATCTGGTACGCCCCGGTCACGTCAGTCGAGACCTACCTGCAGGCTAACGCCCGCATCAACCGGCCCGGCCAGAAGAATGCGATGACCATTGTGCATATCACCGGCAGCGAGGTTGAAGCGCGGCTATATACCATGCTGCGTACCAACATCGGCAACCACGAGCGTGTGATTGACCTGTACCGTGAGATGCTCAATACCACTTGACATTGTATAATGTGAGTAGTAAAAGAGCGACCCAACCATAAGGAGCAACTATGGAAGACGAAGCAATCCCAGCGGACAAGCTGGTGGCCGTCTATCGCCGCATCCGTGCCGCTATAGACGAGAAAGAAGCGCAGCATGCCGAAGAGATCGGGCAGCTCAAGGATAAGCTAGAGCTCGTCAGCGACAAGCTGCTGAAGTTGTGCAACGACCAGAATGTCGATAGCCTCCGCACTCCGGAGGGGACAGTAATGCGGCGTATCAAGTCGCGCTACTGGACCACTGACTGGGAGCACATGTACAAGTTTATCAAGGAGAACGATGCGCCCTTCCTTCTGGAGCAGCGCATCCACAACGGCAACATGAAGCAGTTCCTTGAAGACAACCCCGACCTGCATCCGGCTGGCCTGCAGACGGACCGCAAGTACGCCATCACCGTGCGTAAACCGACTAACAAGTGAGAGAGACTATGAGCAACATCACTATCTTCGAAGAAGGCAGCAGCCTCCCTACCGTGCGCCGCGAGTCGCGTCTTGCGGACAAGATCAGCTCCGGTGGCGGTCTGCGCCGGATTGCCACCAACACCAACGGCACCTTCAAGCGCATCGTGGGTGGTGAGCAGATCGGTAAGGCTGTCCCACACGAGATCAACGTCATCATCGTGGACATGCTGAAGGAAGTGTCGCGTGAGTACTACGCTTCGGAATACGATCCGGACGGTAAGGCTACGCTGCCCGACTGCTGGTCTGCTGATGGCCGCACTCCTGACGCCAAGGCTTCGAACAAGCAGGCGAACTCCTGCGCCTCGTGCCCTATGAACGTCGATGGTTCGGGTACCAAGGGGCGTGGTAAGGCTTGCCGCTTCAAGCGCCGTATTGCTGTGCTGGCCGAGGGTGACCCGAGCGGCGACGTGTACCAGATGAACCTCGCAGCGAAGTCGCTATTCGGCAAGGGCGTCGGCAATGTCCACCCGTTCGAGAGCTACTGCAATTTCCTTAAGGCTAACGGTGAAGCGCCCGACACGGTCGTGACCAAGGTGATGTACGACACCGAAGCCGACACGCTGACCCTGAAGTTCAAGGCGCTGCGGCACCTTACGCAGGAGGAAGCAGACCTCGTCGATGCTGCATTCGCAGACCCGCAGACCCAGCGTTACATCCAGCTCACTGCTGCTGAGACTGACGGTGTAACCGCTAAGCCGGTCAAAGCTATCGAAGCTCCCAAGCAGTCGGTGTTTGACGCATCGGATGAAGAGGAAGTTGCGGAGCCGGTGAAGCGCGCACCCAAGAAGGCCGCAGTAGAAGCACCCGCTGTCACCGACGACGGCAAGGACCTCGCTGACCTGCTCGAAGACTGGGGCGACGATTAATCATGAGCGGCTACAGCATCCGCGTAGCCGAAGCGATCAAGAACGCTGACGGTAACCTTCCGGGCGTCCAACTCGGGCGCAAGTGCCTCGACCGTGACATCTCCGTCACCACAGTCGCACGTACTCTGGGGGTTACCCGTCAGACGGTTTACAACTGGTTCTCCGGCAAGGTTAAGCCCCAGCCCCATTACGTACGTGGGATAGAGACTTTCCTCGCCGCTTTCGAACACAGCGATTGATCTCGGCACAATCCGTAACCTAGCGGGCTCCCCGCAATAGTGGACTATGCAATGCAGCACGTAGACCTCTTGGACACAGTGCAGCCAACCAGTGGTTGGTTTGCCATAGTAGGTATCAAGGGGGCCGGTGCAGATGTTAAGCGACAACAACACCTAGTAGAGACACGGGAAGAGGTAGACGCAATCGCCGCACGTCTGGTGCGGGGTAAATGGAACGTCTTTTTCGGGGTAGCTAAGTACGCCACCAACGCCAACCGCACCAAGGAGAATGTCCAAGGGCTCAAGGCGTTCTGGCTCGACATCGACTGTGGGGCCGGTAAGGCTACCCCTAACCCCAAGACAGGACGTCCGGACGGCTATATCGACCAAGCCACCGGACTGCTGGCACTTCGTCAGTTCTGCGAGACTGTAGGGCTGCCGAAACCTCTACTCGTCAATTCAGGGCGCGGTATTCACGTATACTGGCCCCTGACCGAGGAAGTTACCCGTGAACAATGGGAGCCTGTGGCGTCCCGGCTGCGGGACCTATGCAACACACATGACTTTTTCGTGGACCCTGTGGTGTTCGAAGTCGCGCGTATCATGCGGATACCCGGCACCCTGAACTTCAAAGACGATCCAGCTAACCAAGTAACAGTTATCAGTGGCGCACCCCCGGTAAACTACGATGAGTTTCGTAAGCTCCTTGGGGTGAAAGAAACCAAGGCACTGGAGATACCAGAGCGCCGGAAAAGCAACCTCGGAGACAAGCTACAAGACAACAACGCATACCGCTTCTCGAAGATCATGCGGCGCAGCATCAAGGGGGACGGCTGCCAGCAGCTTGTCTCCTGCTACCAAGAGCGTGGTGAGCTGTCCGAAGTGCGCTGGTTTGACGCACTGTCTATCGCCAAGTTCTGCGTGGACCGCGATAGTGCGATACAGAAAGTGTCAGAGGGCCATCCGGACTACGACCCGGTCAAGGCGCTTGAGAAGACCCGGCACATCTCGGGGCCGCATAACTGTGCGACGTTCGAGCGCAACAATCCCGGCGGCTGCTACGGTTGCCCCTACTTTGGCAAGATCAAGAACCCCATCGTGCTGGGTAAAGAGCTTGCAGAGGCAGAGGTTGCAGACGGCGAATACGTCGTGCCTGACGAAGGTGAAGCTGATGTCCCGCAGGACATTCGCATCCCTGAGTTCCCCTTCCCGTTTTCGCGGGGGAAGAAGGGCGGTATCTACATCAAAGGAGAGAAGAAGGAAGACGACGACGAAGAGGGCGCACCTATTCTGGTCTATGAGCACGACCTATATATCGTGAAGACCATGACGGACCCGAAGGACGGCGATGTCTTGGTCATGCGCCTGCACCTCCCGAAGGAGGGTGTTCGTGAGTTCGTTATCACGCAGAAGCAGGCTGTCGGTGAAGCCGCAGAGCTTCGCAAGGTGCTAGCCAGCAAGGGCGTAGCAGCTACCGACAAGCAGTTTAAATACCTCGTCTTGTTCGTGGTGATGTCACTCAAGGCGATCCAGTACAAAAGGAAGGCGGAGCAAATGAGACTTCAATTCGGCTGGGCCGACAACGACAGCAAGTTCATCATCGGGGACCGTGAGGTAAGCGCGGACGGCGTGTACCACAGCCCTCCATCCTCGGTTACCAAGGGGTTGGCTGACCGCATGGGGCCATGTGGCACCTACGAGAAGTGGCAAGAGGTCTTTAACCTCTACGGACGCCCCGGCCTTGAGCCGCATGCGTTCGCGGCGCTGACTGCGTTTGGCGCACCACTCTTCAAGTTTACGGGTCAGTCAGGCGCTATACTTAACGTGATCCACCCAAGGTCAGGTACGGGTAAGACGACCATCCTGCATATGTGCAACAGCGTCTGGGGGCACCCTAAGGACCTGTGTGCGATTAAGGAGGACACCGTCAACGCCAAGACCTTGCACCTCGGCATCATGAATAACCTACCGTTCACGGTAGACGAGATCACCAACATGACGGCGAACCAACTATCTGAAATGGCTTACAACATGAGCCAAGGGCGCGGTAAGAACCGCATGAAGTCCTCGGGTAACGAGCTACGGCTCAACGCTACGACGTGGCAGACAATCAGCCTGTGCTCGTCCAACGCCTCGATCAACGAGAAACTGCAGGGTGGCCCCAAGAAGAACCCAGACGGGGAGCTGATGCGCCTGCTGGAGTATAAGATCGACTACAACAGCGCACTGCCGACAGACTTTGCCAAGCAGATGTTCGACCACCAGCTCATGGAGAACTATGGTCATGCCGGGTTGATCTACGCTGAGTGGCTGGTGAACAACCTCGAAGAGGCGAAGAACACCCTGAAGGTCGTGCAGATGAAGATCGACCGGGAACTGAAGCTGACGCAGCGGGAACGCTTCTGGTCCGCTGAAGTAGCAGCTATTCTTACCGGGGGCATGATCGCGCGTAGGCTCAAGATCATCGACTGGGACTTGGCGCGGCTTTACGAATGGGCGACCAATCTGATCCACGAAACCCGGCAGGATGTGGAAGCGCCGCTAGACACAGCGTCGGCAGTGCTAGGTGACTACCTCAACCGGCATATCAACAACGTCCTCGTCATCAACGACGTGGCGGACAAGCGCACGAACATGGGGGCGCTTCCGGATGTCGAGCCTCGGGGTGAGCTGTATATTCGGTTCGAGCCCGATACGAAGCTCCTGTACGTCAACTACAAGCACTTCCGTGAAGACTGCGTTAAGTCGCAGGTAAACTTCAAGGACTTTACTCGGGAGATGGAGAAGCAAGGTGCGATGCTGAAGCCGGTTAACAAGCGCCTCAACAAGGGCATGCCGGTGAACACGACAGCTACGTACTGCTTGGTGTTCGATACTACGGTCGGTGACTTCCTCGAAGTGGCAGACTTGGTTGGGTTGGAGAGCGAGGATGCAGATTGAGGGCGTCACCTACGAAGTGAACTGGCGCAAGTTTCGTAAGGGGACTTCGATCTTCTTACCGTGCCTAGAGCCTCGTAGGGCCAAGCCCCAACTAATAGAGGTTACTGACCGCCTCGGCATCAAGATATTGGTCAAGGTAGTTATAGAGGGCGGAATACGGGGTTTACGCGTTTGGCGGCTCTAGCTATACCGTCCTCGGAAGTTTGCTCCTTCCATGGTTGTACTCAAGCCCCCGCTGGCCTCCGCTGGCGGGGGTTTTTTCATCGGCCCTCGATAGTCTTCTGGGTGTAGTACGACTCGATCTCGTTGAGTCCCATACCCTGCACGTCGTACTTCTCTTCAGACACCGCGCCACGCAGCGAGTTCACGATGTTAGTATAGGTGATAGCGAAGTACGGGTTGCCAACCTTCTGGTTGTACTCTTCGATCTCGCGCATCGCCTTATCGGCG